CGTTATCGCCTTTGCGGTTCCACGTTCCAGGCAGGCGGCAAATCCTTGCGGAATTGTGGACGCTCAAATCTACATGGGCAGCTTCTGTAGAGCAGGACTGCAATGCTTGCAGGCATTTCTGAACAAGCCCGTCATCGTTTGCGGGTAAATCGATACGATAGAGCAGCTGCGTTCCGTTACCCGAATCGACAACCATCGGTTTAGGCCAACCCATCGATGCCAGGCCGGTGACGCACTCCATCGCTAAATCGAAGGCAGCGGCTTTTTCTGTGTCGGTCGCACTGATGCCCGCAGAACGAACCGGGTCAACATCGATTAGCATCCATCGACGACAAAGAATATCACCATCGCTGGTCGTTTCACCTCTGCGTGCTTTTTTCAATCGGTTATTTGCTCTGGCCAGAAGCTCGGGATTTACCGGATTGAGCGTTACATAAACACCAGCGTAAGTTTTGAAGTTTGCCAACGCGTTCGGTACAACGTCGATGTGGTCGTAATCGAAATATCCACTTTCGACATGCTGCCAATTTGAGTTTGGTGACACCGCATCGAGTATGCGAATCTCAAACACATCACCCGGAGCAAAAAGTGTCCGTAGTGCAGTGGTGATTGTTTTTCCGCTTAATTGCATGAGGACTCCGGATAGATTTTCACTGCATCGATATTGCAACGGAAATGCCACAGCATCCGCAGTGCTTGACGTGATATTGCAAACCGCTGGGGCGGGTCATCAATCTGCTTTGCCTCACACTCGTGGGCCTGCTGCATGATCTTTTCGAGATCATCAAGTGAGATGGCCATCACATCATCCAAAACAGTTGTGACACTTTTTAATACTGGTGGTTCCTTAGGCATTAGGGCTCCTCTCAAAATGGTATATCATCGTCGTCAATCCAATCGTGTGCTGACAGATCACCAGTGTCCCTCTCATCGCTGCCGTCTGAGCGAGGTGGGATAGGTTCAAGTTTGTAATCAATAATGCTGTCGAATTTTTCACCAGCGACATTGCGAACGGTAATGGATGTGGTTTTTGCCAGACATCCCGACTCGGCAAGTTGGACGGCAGCTTCGGCAGAATCAGGAAATGGTTCGTTGGAGCGTTTCCGCCACCATGCCTCGAATTTACCCCGTGCGTAACCGGTATGCTCCGGGCAAACCCATTCGGATTGCCAAGTATTCCAGCCGAGTTGATAATCAACCCGCATCGTCTTGGGCGTATCTTCATCAGCCCCGCGTTTGGTGTGAACGTAATAAGAAGCCCCGGTAACATCGTATTGGGTGTCCGTTACCTGCCCGCTTAAAATTCCCGCATTGGATGCCTTGGCTTCGTGTTTTTCCTTTTCCGGTGGTGGGAATTCATAATCACACTCCGGGCAATTTGCATAAGCGGCATGAATCAAAGCCAAGCATTGTGGACATTCTTTTGCAGGGGCATCACCGTTTGACTTCCCGGGGGTTTTTATCTGAAGATCATCCACAGGGCCATGGCGAAGAATATTTCCACCGTAGTCCAATACCAAGCAATCGGTTTTGGAAGGATGGAGCCTGAACCCTCGGCCACAACACTGATAAAAAAGACCCGGAGAATTTGTAGGTCGAAGTAGGGTGACACAATCGATATTCGGTGCATCAAACCCGGTAGTTAATACATTGACGTTTGCAAGATATTTCAATTCCCCAGCCTTGAAGCGGTTCAGGATAGATTCCCGTTCCAGACCTGGAGTATCACCACAAACAAACCCGCATTTTTCACCACTGATACGCTGGATACTGCTTGCTACATGTTGTCCATGTTTTACGCCCGATGTGAAAATCAAAACCGAGCTGCGATTCTGCGTTAGTTCGACGATTTCTTCACAGGCAGATTGAACGAGAACGACATTGTCCATCGCAACTTCAACTTCCGACGCGATAAACTCACCAGCCCGAATATGAAGATTATCCAGGTTGGCCTTGATCTTCCCGGCCCGACTCTTGAGAGGACAGAGGTATCCCTGGACGATTAGTTCTTTAACGCCCACTTCATAACATACATGGTTGAGAAGATTCTCAGGGCTGCAGATCATTCCGCTAGACATTCGATACGGCGTAGCAGTCAGGCCAATAAGACGAACGTTCGGGTTGATAATTTTTGCGTCGGTGAGAAACTGTTGGTACATCCCTTCACCACTATCAGGCCTTAACATATGGGCTTCGTCTATAAGAATGAGATCAAACGCGTCAAGTTCACAGGCTCGTTTGTAGATCGACTGAATCCCAGCCACGATGATCTGGTGATCAGTATCGCGGCTGTTTAATCCGGCAGAGTAAATACCGATATCCAAATCCGGTGCAACCCGCCGCAATGTATCAGCCGTTTGCTGAAGCAATTCTTTAACATGCGCAAGAATCAGCACGCGTCCATTCCACAAATCTACCGCATCACGACAGATGGTAGACATCACCGGGGTCTTACCCCCAGCTGTCGGGATCACCACACACGGGTTATCATCACGATTCCGCAAATGCTCATATACCGCCTCTACAGACTCGGATTGGTAAGGTCTTAGTTGCATCACCACGTCACCACTGTTGTCAAGGTTGCCGCAGCCATCCAATAGATAACTTTTCGCCAATCCCCGCCAGGCATGTAGGCAACGGCGGCACACACATTAATCACAATCAAAAATGTCGGGAATACACGAGGTGAAAAAGTCATCACGCCACCACCTCCTCGGGCAGGGGGAAGTATTCCTTTTGTACGGGACGAATGATCTTGCGGCTCTCGCCATTTATCCACGTCTTGAGCACTCGCTCGACTTTGGCATAGGCTTCACGACGTTTGACTTTGTTCTTTTGGCCACCGATGGTCATCAGATGATCCCGCAGCCGAATGATGCCTACATCCTGTGATGATTCAGGAATACCAGTCGAAAGCACCCGGCAGAACATCGCGAGTTCGTCCAGATCCAGCCAATACCATGCCCGAATGATGACGGCTCGGACGTAGGCCACACCAATTCCCTTGACCTTGGTTGAAACATGGGCGATGGAGAAGCGGACGGCGTTGATGTGTTTCTCCATTGCCTCGCGACGTAGGTGATATGCGGATTTTTTCTTATCGGTCAGGCCAGCGATTGCATCGTTCAATGCAGATGTGTGATATCGTGTTACACCCTCGCTACCGAAATTCTGCGTCAACGACATTCGCGTGGCATCGTCCCGAGGGTTACCACCGTCGATGTCATCAATTGCCATATCATCAAGGCCGTAAGAGACAGCCGACCGAATTGTGCAGCCCGACTTTAAAATAGCCCAGAGACGATGCTGGCCATCGACTAGCGTGTTGTTTGCATCGAAAGCCAATCCTTGATGGGTGATCTTCCATCTGCCTGCGAGCATCTCGTCGGCAAGATAATCCACCCACTTCTGGTCGATCTTTCGATTGCGGATATTGCCATCCATCCATTTTGCTGCAATATTGGGCGTGATGTCCATATAGGTTGTGCGGGGCTGAGGTACACTAATGGTTGTTTCGTTACTTGACATTGGAGAGTCCTTTCTTCTGGAAAATAGTGTTGAGTTCGTTACAGAGCGCCTGCATGTACTCCTCGCCATAAACGCTGAACATGCACTGGGCAGCTCGTTGAGGGTTATTTAATGGCAGATTGACGTTCCGCATTGGAACCGGACTGCCCTGAGAGTGAGGCTGGCGAATACAAAAAGCATCTTTGGCAATTTCGCCAGTGGGCTTGAACTTTTTTTTTGCAGGCCGGCCAATGTTGGATGTGTTCATCTTGGCGACCGTGCCATGTTTGGTCTTGTAAGTTCTTGGCGGTGATGAATTATCACTTTCCAACTTGGAAAGTGAGGTTCTTTTGGCTCCAACAGTGGTTGGAGATACACCGCATCTTTTGGCTATTTCACTGTCAGACCATTTTCCCCATTCTTTATCTTTCAAAAGGATAAGAATTGCTTTACGTTTGTCACGATTGGTACGTTGCAAGCCGTGACCAGCATTGGCTCCGACAGAATAGAGGATTGCTTCGCGTTGAGTGCCAGTATGAACTTCTGTACAAATGCAATCGCATTCAATTTGCTTGCTGGCAAAGTAGCGATGAAAACCGTCAGCTAACCAGTAGGTAGTTCCATCATAAAAAACTACAACCGGTGGAAATTGGATCTCACATTTAAGAAGTTTCGCATATTCAGCTACTGTTTTTTTATCAATAGCAACCCGAGGTTGGGTTCCACCATCAATTCTTATCTCATCCAGACCCAGAGTTTTTATTTCAGTTGTTTCTGACATTTTGGTGTTCACTTTCATTGTGAGAAATTGGACTTCCGCAAAGCGGGCATCTGCATAAGGGCAGCTCGATAAGTTCAATGGAGATCATGCCGGGCTTGTTTGGCTCGCGACGGCGGACAAGTAATAAATCTATTTGTGAGTCGTCCGAAAAAACACCGGCATGGGCAAGGGAATCCTGGGTGCTTTTCAGCAAATTGTCCAAATCGCGACGCCGCCGGTCCGGGGGAAAAGCATCCATGCACAATGCGATTCGAGGAGGTTTTTTGTTACCGTTATCATTTCCGAAAACACCGGCGGGAGCGGCGCAGAGTCTTTCGACCCTGCGTCTAAACTCCCTGCCTTCGCTGCTGATGACCATGCGATTTCGCCATTTACGCCAGTAGTGATTTACACTTGGTGGCCATGGGAGAGTCATGATCATAACAACCCCCTTTCTTCCGCAACCTCACAGAAAAAGTGCCACATGCCACCAGTGAATGCCTCGCCAAAATCGATATTATTTGCTAGTGCCCAATGAAGCAGGTCGGCGACTAAAAAAGTCAGTGCATCATTTTTTGTTTCGACATCGGAACTGGCAGAATATGCCGCAATAGCTATTTGAGCGGATTTGATATGTTCTTTCATTTTTGTGACTCCTTATCGCTGCCACGGGGCAGATGAATTGTTTGCGGAATTTTGCGGGACGTTATTCTGTGGGGTGTTGTCCTGTGGGGATTCCGTAGGCGGAACAGGTGGGTTGGACGATGTCTGAGGTGAAGGAGAATTCTTTGAAGAATAACCACGAATCTCATTGGTCATTTCATCATTGTCTTGACGCTTCTTGCACTTGACGGTGATGACGATTGGAAGGTTATGCAGTTCAACCGAATCTTTCGGCTGCATAACACCGACCGCTCGGCAGATTGCAGATAAATTACCGCGAGCGATTTTCTGCGTTACATCCTTGGGATGGTTGATGCACAACCGGTCCCATACCTTCCGGCCTTTACAGGGGCCTTCGAGTACAGTGAATTCCAGTTCCAGGTAATTACCATCACCTTTTTTGGTGGCCTTCACCTCACTGGCTGTGATAGCTGCGAGATATTTTCCCGCAGGCAGTGGTTCAAAAGCGGTGGTTGGTTCGACTTCGTTTGCGTTAAAATTTCCGATGTTAGCCATTTTTTTTCTCCTAGTTATTGCTGTAAAATTAGCGATTGAATTGAAAATCAAAATTCATTTACTTTTCATTGTTCCATTGAAAAATTTTCCTTTCTGTTGATGTTGTTTTTGCTCATTGCGTTGATTAAATCCGGCCACGACAGTGGCAATTCTGTCGGCAGGGAGTAGCGGTTTTTCGCCTGAATTACATTTGTGCCCGTGGTCAAAAGTTTTCGCTTATCCCCGTCGCAAGATGCGTACAGAATCGCGTCAGACCATTCGATGAAAGTTGGTAAAATCCACTCGGGAAGGTCCGGTGCCGCCATCCGAAAATCAAAACCTTCAGGGCTTGTCATTTTAACGTTTGCAGCATGGGCCAGGAGGATAATCGCGACACCACGTGAAGCGATTCTGTTGAGCAGAGGGAGCAAATCACGATAGACGATGTTTTCAACAATCTCTCGGGCTTTGTAGTAACCACCATGCGAAGACCCGATTGTGTTTGTGACGTCGTTGGGTTTTTTGCCATCCAAATCGATGGTGACATATTCGGTGATGCGTTGAATCATCCAGTCGATGGTGTCAACAGCCAGTGCTGGTGCGCCAATATCTTCGGTGGTTGCCAGCTCAACTAACCACTGACGCATTTGCAGCCACGTTTCGAGATAGGGGGTTCGTTTTAGATTTGGGATTTGACCCGCGCCGTTTTCGCAATCGATTAGCAGAGCGTTTGCACCTGCTGCAAAAGTCGTCTTTCCAGCACCCGGTTGGCCGTAAAGAATGATCTTCGGTGGCGAGGGTGTGGTGGTTGTAATTACACTGTCAAGTAATGCCATTTTTTGCTCCTATTTTTGGGGTTAAAAGTTTCTTACAAATTCATTCAGCCATCTAAAACAGGCAGAGGACGGAGTCGAACCGCCGAACTAGGCTTATGAGACCCGGTTCCAACCTTGCCCTGCCAAAGCGCCGGGCGGGTGGCCGTCACTTATCAGTAGACCCACCACACAACGCCCGGCGCGAAATTCACACAATCTCGAGTAAACGCACATCCTCGAATTTGGTGGGCCAGTGATCAGATTCATGGCAGTGCATCAATCTCCTGATTGCCGCCTCATTTTCGCGACGTGCAATTTCAAGCGTCTGGTCACTGATGCTCCACACCCCGCATCTGTACGGCTCGATTTTTTCAACGCCGATGAGGTAAACGGGAGCGTACTCGCCAATTACCTCCGCCATGACGGCCTGGTAAAATGCGAGTTGATTGTGATAACGCCTGCGTTTGGCATCGTTTTCAAACCATGTCAGATCCGCGGTGGTCTTCAAATCAACAATACCGCGATGCGGGTGCGTCCAATCGATACGGATCTGGCTGGGCGTTCCGCAGTATTGGGTTCGCACAACACCTTCGGCCCGCCCATATAAAAGCAGGTCGATAGCTTCGGAATTCATTGCAACTCCGGATGCCATTTTTTCGATGAGTTCGCTCTGGTCGTTCGACAGCACTGGTTTACCTTGAGCTTCGACCCATTCGGCAAATTTTTTGGTATTCGCTCCAAAAGGCTTTTGGGTAGAAGGATTGATAGGCCCACCAAAAGCGTAGGAGGTTTTATAGGTATCGCTTCCTTCAAGGATTCGGGTGTGAGTTGCTCGCCCGAGAAGCATTGCGGGGGTGTCGGTATCCTCGATTAAACCGAGCTGTTTTTTTCTGTACAACCACGGGCATGCCATAAAGTCCAGCAGCTGGTGGCTGGAAAGATGCACACCGGCCATAGCGTGATATTCTTCAGAGCCCTCTGTAGCCAGTACGTTTAAGTTGATATTGATCTTTTCATTTGGCGTCATATATGTGTCTCCTGTTGCAGCCGGCGCTCGTCGCCAGCCTCCATAAACTTATCTGCCGCCAAATCACCAAGTTCGGACCCCATGACATCGAAATGTCATAGGGGTAGGGGTAAATGTCATAGGGTAAAATTTGTAAGTACTGTTTTTGCAAGTGATTAAAAAAGTGCAAATCACATGTCTGACATATGTCAGACATGCCCTGACATACCCGGAAAGATCGCTGACATATCCAGACATATGTCAGGAATATTTCTGACATATGACTCGCCTCAGACATGTGCTGCTCTACAGCCGTGTCACTGGGTCATCCAGGATCATCGTGATTACGCAGTTGGGACAAGCCTATCTGCAAAACAAACCTTGAAACGAAAGGGAAAATCACGATGAGAAATGAATTTCAGAAACACTATGGAAGTCTATTTGAGGAATGGAAAATCGATCTGGCCATCAGCAGACTTGACGAAATGGGATTCCCAAGAAGCGATTGGCCGGACCTCATGCAGGAGCTGGCAATTGCGTTGTTGAAGTTCCGGTACGACCCGAACAATTCAACAAAGGCTACCGAGAAGACAGTTATTTTTTCATTCATCACTTTGGAATTACTGAATCTCAGAAGAAAACAATCCCGCCGATGCCTGCGGCACAAAAAATATGCAGATATAAATGGCCCGTGTGATGAGGCCATGGATTATTCTCACCATCCAACGAACATTTTGTACCATGAAGATATTTTTCCTATTGTCGCGACGTTGTCGGAATTTGATCGCAACGTTTGTGATGGTTTGGCTTTGGGTCTGACCAAAAATAAAATTGCGAAAAGGCTGGGTTGCAGCTGGGCAACAGTAAACAAGGCAGTTGGGCGTATCCGGGAACATTTCCGGTTAAATGGTATAAACGGATGGGTGGAATGATGTCAGTGGGAATGATAGAGGTTCATCCATTGATGACAGTCCAGCAGGTGGCAGCAGTCCTGAATGTGGGCCAGCGGACGGTTTGGCGAATGACCAGCAGGGCAGAAGCGGGTTTTGGAAATTTTCCAAAACCCAAAAGAATCGCATCAAAAACCGTTCGCTGGCTATGGGATGATATTCAAAAATATTTGGATGAATGTAGCTGGAATTAGCTGGATGTGTTTTCTAAACAGAGGTAACTGACTGGCTGTTCCAACGGAGATGGAGCAGAAAGGATTTTGATAAAATGCAAAGTTTTAGCGTATACAAACGGAAGCAGAACAAGCGGAAACGCGATACCAAGTGGATTGTCGCCTGGACGGACGAGACCGGAAAACGCAGGGCGAAGGCTGCCTTTACGGATTATGAAGCCAGCGTTGAACTCGCCCGAAAACTTGTCAAAAAGGTTGCGATGATTTCGGTTGGTATAACAGACCCATTTGAGGAGCATCGCAAGACATTTATCACCGCACACCTTGCGGATTTTATCGCAGGTTTAAAAACTGCCAAACGGTCTCCCCGTTACATAACGCAGGTGGAAAGTCGTATCAAACGTATCATCTCCGGCCTGGAGATAAAACACCTGCATGAATTAGACCCTGTGGTTGTAGATAGATTTCTTACAGACCTGGCTGGTAAGGAAAACCTATCGGGTATTACCCGAAACGAGTATATAGTGTCGATCAAGGCACTGACGAAATGGGCAGTGACATTCCGAAGGCTTGGAGATGACCCGCTGGGAGGACTTCGGGTAACGGAACGACGTGGTATTGATCCCGCCCATCCAAGAAGGGCACTTACGATGGCCGAGGTTGCTCGCCTTCTCGATGCTGCTGAGCGAAGGCCGTTGATTGAATTGCAGACAATCCGCATCGGTCCCAACGCAGGCAAGCAACTTGGAAAAGTCAAACCCGAAACCGTAGCACGTGCGAATCGTAAAGGAAAAGAACGTCGGTTAGTTTATCTGCTGGGTGTCTGGACTGGTTTGCGTCGCAGCGAAATCCGCCAACTAAAATGGGGCGACATTCATATGGATTGTCTGCCGGGTAAAATTGTTCTGCGGGCGAATACCACCAAAAGCAAGCGGGCCGACTCTTTACCTATTCATCCCCAACTTGCCGATGAACTTCGACGCTGGAAATCTGCTGGCGCAGCACCATCCGATAACATCGTCAGCACCGTCCCGGATATGAAAGCTCTCCGGGCCGACCTGGCTCTGGGGAAGATACCTTATAAGGATGGCGCAGGGAGATATGTAGATTTCCACAGTTTGAGAGTTTCCCTAAGTACAATGCTCGCCGCCAACAAAGTAAGCCCCCGTGCCGCTCAGGCTCTTATGCGACACACCGACCCACGCCTTACTGCATCCGTTTATACCGATGAAAAACTCTTACCTCTGGCAGCCGAGCTTCAATCCGTACCGGATATCGCTCTGAAACCCCACCCCGAACAAAGCGAAACTGATACGTTTGCCTTGGAATCAATAGTCGCAAACCTCTCCGCTGGTGATAAACAAACCCTCCTTAAAATGCTCCGCCAGACAAGGGTAGGGTAACCCATATCTCATATATTCCTTGCTTTTTAGAATTATTTTGTGCTTTTTAGGGTTGTATTGTAGAAGCAATGCTTCTATAATTACCTTGTATTATAGAATAGTCTCTCTTTTTGTTGGAGATTGGAAGATGAAACGACTGGTTGAAAATCAATTGATAACCTGGAAGGATTCGCCCCGTCGAAAACCGCTGATCGTTCGCGGAGCGAGGCAGGTTGGCAAGACTTGGCTCATCAAAGAGGTTTTGGGCAAAACATTCGAAAATATAGCTGTTGTTGATTTTGAGACACGAAAGGATGCACATAAGCATTTTGAAGAAAATCTTGTGCCGCAACGTATTCTCAAAGGCCTGGAGTTTATTACCGGACGTGTCACATCGGGTAATACGCTACTATTTTTTGATGAAATCCAGGCCTGTCCGCGAGCGATTACTGCGCTTCGATATTTCTATGAGGAAATGCCAGAGCTTCATGTTGTGGCAGCGGGTTCCATGCTCGAGTTTGCCTTTGGTGAGATTTCCGTACCGGTTGGTCGTGTGCAATATCTCTATCTGCATCCTATGACGTTCTACGAATATCTACTGGCGGTGGATAAGGAAGTAACCGCTGAAAAACTTCTGATGCCACTGGCCGACCTATCACCATTGATCCAAGAGGACACCCTGCGAGAATTGAAGAACTACTTTCTTGTTGGCGGGATGCCTGAGGCTGTAAAAACATATCGTGATACCGGCTCATTCCTTGAGACCTTTGATGTACAGAGTGATATTCTCGATTCGTACCAACAGGATTTTCATAAATACACGCCGCGCGTATCAGTGGAATGTCTTGACATGGTCCTCACCACAGTGGCTAAATCGGTTGGCGAACAACTCAAATATACCCATCTTGATTCAGCTCATAGCTACCAGACAAACCGTAAAGCATTTGATCTGCTTGTCAAAGCCAGGGTGCTTCACAAGATTTCTTCATGCGATCCGTCCGGATTGCCGCTAGGCGGATCACGCGGAAAGAAATTCAAAGCATGCATGCTCGATATTGGCCTTATGCAACGTCTTTGTGGTATGGATGTTCATACCGAATTGGCGGAGGATGATCTTTTGGCGATGTATCGCGGGAAGTTGGCCGAGCAGTTTGTCGCTCAGGAAATGCTCGCATGGCACAGCAGGGATTTATACTACTGGTCTCGCAATGCCAAAAGCTCCAACGCTGAGATTGATTATCTAACGGTTCGTGATGGGAAGATTTATCCCATTGAGGTTAAATCCGGTTCGGCTGGCAGACTCCGGAGCCTGCACTTGATGCTTGAAACCTATCCCAACTGTCCGCAAGGCTGGGTTCTGCAAAGCGGGCCATACCGGGAATTGCCTCAGCAGAAGCTGGTGTTTTGGCCGCTGTATGCCACTCCCCAACTCGGAGATCGCTACCAGTTGCCATTATAGTGTCTGACGGATTCGATTGATGCACACGTGGGAGGTGCTATTGGCTTGACTAGCACCGGTCTGTTTTGTAAATAGACAAGATACCGTTTCATAAATCTCATGCTTTTGAAGAGGAAAAAGCCATGAAGCAAAAGCGAAATAAAACACGGGCAATTCCAGATGATGTGATTCAAGAGGTTCAGACAATTGTCGAGCGTTTCAACAAAAAGAACCCCTCGCGAGATGATTGTTATTACGAAGTCGAATTCAAGGGCAAGTACTGCTATTTAAACCGGTGCGATTATGACAGTATGGATCCAATATGCAGGTTAGGGTATACCGGCAAGATGGATAAATGGTCTTTTGCTATTTTCAAATGGAGTTCTGAAACATATGATGCGGATGAGTGGATGTTCCCCGGTAGTGAGCTGGCCGATGGTACTATTGAAGGAGCAATGAAGGCGGGATTGGAAGCATATCCGGTATAATTGCATCTATTGACAATTACCCTTCGGCGGCTCCAGTGACATTTGTCGTTAGGATTTGAGAGAAAGAGAGCAACATCATGGGTACTTCCGTTGGTTTTTGGGATTCCTTATTTGGGGAAAAAGTTACGTTGGAACTTCCTTCTTCGAGCGGTGGTGTGAAGAAGGTGAAAGTCACAAAGAAGTGGATGGAGCGGATGCAACGCGAAGGCAATATTAAAAGTGCGTCAACTCCAACAGTAAAAGTAAACATCCTCGACCCTATGGGTGGAATATCCTTCGAGGAATTTGACGACCCGACTAATTTCCTCGATGCTCTTGGAGAATCCGGTAGTGAACATCAAGTTGAATATTGGACGATAGGTGAACGAGTCCCACAGGAGCAATACGACAAATTTGTCGAGCCAAATACCAAAGAACTGTACGCCCTCACGAACTACGAAAACGGGAAACCAAGCACTTACCTGATCCAAAAGGGTCAGTGGGAAAAGGCACGCGAAGCAATGCGAAATGTGTAAAAGTAGAGCAGAGAACCAACTGCTGGTTACTAAAAAAAGTGAATATTTAAAAATGACAAACACACCAGACAACCAGCCAAGATATTTTGATGATGACGGTACCGAGATGAACCCCGAGCTTGTCTCAAAACCATCTCTCTGCGTCTCCTGCGTAAAGGATGGTGATCCAAAGGAGGAAATTCTCTGCAATCTCACCCGACTTGATCAGGAGGGCGAAGCAGATTTCAGGTGTGAAGCTTACGAGGCAAAAAGCTATGCGGGTGAAGAATGAAATTTAGCGATATTGAAGATGTGTTTATGTTCGTGAGCGATGGTTTCTACGGAGACAACTCGGCCATGATTTGCAAGTCGACAGGGCAGATATGCTGGGCCTCTGAATCCGGCGACATGGATGAGGTTCCTGAAGACGCATACGAATCCGACGATTGGGTAGCAGTACCGCACAAGAACGATCTTGACTTGGGACGTGATCTGGTGTTCGAATTTGTCGCACAACATCTTCCGGATGACTTCGACCGAGTGGGGAATTTTTTCCATAGCCGAGGGGCGTATACGCGTTACAAAGATTTGCTTGAAAAGAGAGAACTTCTTCAGGAGTGGTACGATTTTGAGAATGCAAGAGTAGAAAAAGCGATTCGTGAATGGTGCCGCGATAATGGGATTGAACTCACTGGATAATCTTTTTTTTCTAATCCGACAAGCCAGAACAAAAAAACTTGAAATTTTTTAAGAAATCCACGCGGTAAAAATATTCTCGTGTTTTTGATACATCATTGTGCTATAATTGCATCGAAGCCTTGGTTGGCAAGTTGCCTATGACGGTCCCCCCCCACCGTCTTGGCGCTACCAGCCGAGGCTTTTTTTATTTTATCTTTCTTGCATCGTGCGGTGAAAAATACGCTAACATTAAGCAGCACATATGCAGCACGAGCGTCGGGATGCAGCGCATATGCAGCGCCTCGTGGCCGGACTTGGCACCGGTTGGCACTGGCTGGCAGGAACATTGCATGGCGGTTCGGGCAGTGAGCGTGGTGTCGTAAGGTTTAGACGTGTCGCTAGTTGTGGCGCAAGTAAAAGGCCCGACGGTACTTACCGTCGAGCCTGATTCAAAAGCGGGCGATGAGAGTCGAACTCACGACAGTCACGTTGGCAACGTGATG